GTTAATCCAAAAACAGGAGAATGGGGTGAATGTCAGCCAGAAGGTTATGTTCCAGATTTATTAGGTAGACCATGGGTTTGGGGTGTCACTGATTGTTGGAGTTTAGTTGTTGATTGGTATAAACAAGAAAAACGAATTATTTTAAAAGATTATGCAAGAACAATGACACCACAAGAGTTTTTAGAAGATCCTTTGTTTGAAGATTATGCTTGGCGAACAGGTTTTAGAGAACTTAGGTCAGATGAAAAGTTAGAAGAAGGAGATGTATTGCTGATGTCGATATTGCACCCAACTTTAAATCATGTAGCTATTTTTCTTGGAGATATGGTTTTACATCATTTAGCAGA